GTTCGACCACATCTTGCGTTTGGCGAACGGGCCTTCCAGCACGACGAACTCGCAGGCGAGATAGACGCTACCCGTCTCGAAGCTCTCGGTGGTGTAGCCGCCGGTCCAGCCCTGGGCCGGATCGTCGTGGCCGCCCGGCTTGATGGTCATGCGCACCTTGACGAGAGTGCCCTTGGGGATGAGGTCGAAACCCTGTTGCTGTTCGGCGTCGTTGAAGTCCTGCCAGCTGTTCTGGTTCATGTGTTGCTCCTTGGATTCGGTGAATGTGTTGGCTTGGCCTGCGGCCTCAGTTGCCCTGAGCGCCCAGGCATTTCTGGATGAGCGTGCCGAGGTGCGGCTCCTCGATCGCGTCGAGGCGGCCGCTGCGGTCCTTGCTCGGATAGCCGAAGGGGTTGTCGGCACGGGTGACGAAGCCCCGGTAGGTGCTGCCGTCGTCGGCCTTGAGGACGGCCAGCGTCACCACCTCGTCGAGCACGCCCGGCAGCTCCAGCGCGGTCTTGCTGCCCTCCAGCTGCAACTGGTAGTAGCGCCGATTGAAGTCGTCGGTCTTCTCCTCGAGAATGGCGACGTAGATGACGTGCTTGTCCCGGACGTGCTGCAGGTGGGTCAGGGCCGTGATCATTTCCTGGCCCAGCAGGCCATAAGCGCCCCGGTTGTCCGGCTTGCCGGTCTTTTCGGAGAAGGCCTGCGGCTGGGTCTTGCACCAGGCGAAGCACAGGCGCGAGAGCACGGTCAGGCTGTCGACGAAGTAGCAGTCGTACTTGGCCATCTGCGCCGGATCGCCATACTTCGTGCATACGTGGTCGAAGTGCGCCTGCGAGAACGCCTGGTCGGCTGTGGCGGTCGGCAACGGGCCGGCGAGGAAGACCACGAGGTCGCGGAATTCCTGCCACGTCCGCGGGCGGACGGTGTCGCCCGGCCAGTCACGCACAGAGAGATCGCCGGCCTCGAGGTCAACGAATAGCGTGGATTCCGCCGGCAGGGTCTTGAGCTGGGTGGTCTTCCCCACACCAGGGAACCCCACCAGACCGACCTTGGCGCTGTGCCGCTCGCGCATCCGCTCGTCGGCGGTTACGATGGGTAGAGGCATTACGCGGCCTCCTTCAGCAGGTGAGCCACCTCCGGCCGCCAGAGAATCTGGTAGCCGGAATGACCGTTGCGGGAGAACGGCATGGCCTCGGCCCACTGCTCACCGGCCTCGGTCAGTTCCCACTCGTCGCGGGCATTGCGGAACTGCAAGCCGTGTCCGGCAAGGCCCAGATTGGTGGCCTTGGCGGAAAGCCCCAGCAGCTTTCCGAGCTGGGTGGCGTTGAGGGAGCAGATGGGCGCTTCGGCCACGGGCAAGATGCGACGCAGCGTCTCAATGGCGAGGCCGGTGTTCTCGTGGATGCAGGTCAACGTCGCGGCCATCGCGATGCCGGCCTTGACGCCGGGCACCCTGGCCACCGCCTCGCCGATCAGCAAGATGGAGGACACTCGGTCCTGGGTCGGTGCCGGCAGTGCCGCTTGGGTGGCATCCACCGCATAGGCGCCTGTCTTGCGGATCTGCGGAAGCACCTCATGGGTGACCCAGCGCTTGAAGCGCTTGGCCTCCTGCTTGCGGCTGGTGAGGATCAGGCTGTAGAGCCCCGGTTCGCTCACCACGTTAAGGGTCTGCGCGCCGCCGCGCTGGCCAGAATGACCCTCGGTAGTGTCGAGGGTCATTTTCTCGTCGTCGTCCAAGCGCCTGACTGCGTCGGAGGGATTGCCGATTGCCAAGGCGGCGCAGACATCGACGGCCACGAACCAGGGTTCGCCATGCTCGTCGCGCACGATACGCACGGGCTGCGATTCAAACCGGAAGACGGTCAGCGCGTTCATGCCGCACCCCCTTCGATGCGGCGCAGCGTGAACTTGGGCGCCTTCGGCGTGACTGTGCGCAGCCGCTCGAAGGGTTCGCGCAGTGCCTGGGGCCAAGCCTGGAACTTGCGCTCGGACACCGAGTACTTCACCTCGACGTACTCGCGCGGATCGCCGCCGGTGGCCTCAATCTTCGCGACCAGGCTGCTCAGGCCGTCGATGTCGTACTTGACGTCCTTGCCGATCTCGACCGTGACGTCGATCTCGCCGTCACGGATGTGGGTGGTGCCGGTGTCGCGCCCCTCGGCGAGCAACTGAGTGCGGGCCTGCTCGCCGTAACACGCGTCGAGAGCTGCACTGAACTTGCTGCGCGCCTTCTTGAGCCAGTCGATGGCTTCGTCCAGGTTACGATCGATCTCGGCCTTCTGCTCGGGCGGCAGCGCGGCCAGTCGGCTCAAGGACATCTCGGCGATGTCGGCGGGGAAGATGGTCAAATCACTCATGGCCGCCCTCCTCACTGGTACGCCCGAGCGAATGTCGAGTGGCGCGAGACGCGCCGCTCAAAGGCTTCGACTTCGGAGATCAGGTAGGTGACACGCGCCCCGAGCTTGCAGAAGATGGGGCCGAGCTGTTCCTGCCGCCAGCGGCGCAGGGTCTTGACGGAGAGCCCCCAGCGGGCGGCGAGTTCGTTCTCGTCAAGGGCGATGCGCGTGGCACCGTCCGGGAGGGGCCGGATAGCTTTCCGGCCGGATTGAACAAATGGGACTTGGTTTGGCATTTGGAGCACTCCTTTTGTTGAAGTGCTCCTATTTCCTCGCATACCGGACTGCGGTATTTCGCAGTCTTCCCGCAGAAATTACGCAGGAGTTACACAGCCTTGATTCCTACGCGGTTTCCGGCTCCTCGGCATGTGTTTGGGCGCGGTCAACGGTGCCCTTGACGGTGTCCGATTCGGTCGGATAGTCGGGCGCGCCGATGTTGAGTTCCCACAGACGGGGCTTGCTGTTGCCGTCGGCACCGCGGATGTAGTTCTTCCACTCGGGTGCGCCACGGAAAAACTCGCTCATCGCGCGGATGGTCATGTCTGCCGCATTCTCCAGTTGCTGTTTCGTGCACTTCTTCTTCTGCGACGTCCAAGCCTCCACGAGAACCTCGATAACGTCGATCCATCGTTTCTGCGTAAGCGGCCACGGATCTGGCCACGGGCCGACCAGCAGGGCATTGTGCGCGTCTTCCTTGATCAGGCGCGGCGTATTGGTGGCCGCCGCTGCGTTCTGCCGGCGGCGCACTTCACCCTCCACGCGCGAGAGATCAAGCCTGACCCCGCCATCACCCTCGACGAGCAGAGCATCCACAGGCACCACGATGCCCGGCCCGAGGAATCGACGATGGGAATCGGCTGTTGTGGTCAGGACAATGGTCAAGCCCAGGTTGGATTGCCGGAGCTCTGTATCCATTTTGTCTGCGTGCTTGGGCTCCCACAGGCGCGACACCAGTGCCACAGGAAGACGCTGGTCGCCCATGCGGTAGTTGCCGAGAACGAATGGTTCTTGTTCGTCGGGGCTGATGGGTTTGTCGACCAGTTGTTCCTTGAGCAGCAAATCGAGCCGCTCGCGCAAATACGATTTGTCGACCGCGTACCGGCAGAGGTCGCCTTCAGCGAGATCGAAGCGCTCACCCGTCAGCTCGTCCTGCGCCCAGGTGCTGGTGCTGTTCGACTGCACCTTGAGGCGACGGAAGCCGGATTGGCCGCCGTCGTCCTCCACGGGCACCGAGATGTAGTCGCCCGGGGTCTTCTTCTTCAGCAGGCCCTTGCTGACGAGATCGGCGGTGGGCAATTGCAGCGTGGCGAGCAGATGGCCATCGATTTCGTCCGCGGCCAGATCGAGCAGTTTCAATTCGGCTCGGAACAGCGCGATGTCTGCGCCGACCTTTGCCGGTTCGACACGCTTCATCACGCCGAGCGATGTCAGGATGTCCTCGCCACACTTGCGCAGCCGGGGATCGGGAAGGGTAAGCAGATTGCAGGAACCGCGCTGACCGACAGTGATGTCCAGTGCGCGTGTTTCCGTCTCGCCATCGAAGCGCACGACGAATGACAGCTTCACCTCCTGAACGGAACGGCAGGCCGTGATCGGGTTGTGCTCGCCAAAATAGTCGCTGGCCACGCGCCAGATGTCGTCATTGCCGGCCAGCGCCAGAGTGATGCTGTGGCGGGTATGGCCGAGGGTTGCGTTCAACGAGGAGATCCAGGCATCCACGACTATTGCGCCGGTCGCCTTGGCCGCCTTCAGATCGACTGCGTTCTTGAACATGGCCAGCTCATAGCTGATCGCGTCAACCGGTTGCTTCGAGAGCGGCTTGTCGAAGCCGATTAATGAAAACCGGTCGGCCAGCCGTTTCGCCGTGTTCTGCCGGTCGGAAAGCACATGGACCTTATTCTCGGCGGGATCGTAGACCAGAGTTGCTTCCAGCGCCGGGATGTAGAGCAGCAGGTCGCGCCGCCGATCCTTCATCTGGCGCAACGTGCGCATCTTGCCGGGGTGATAGACGACCAGATAGTGAAGCCGGCGTTTGCCGGCTTCGTCGCCATCTTCCATTTCGAAGTGAATGATTTCGCAGCTCGCCTTGGCTTCCTCGTCCAACTCCAGAATCTCACCCACGCCCTCGTGGAGCTTCTGCGCGACCTCCTCAGTCCAGACAAAATCACGTCCATCGCCATCCCGAACGCTGAAGCCCATGAACTTCTTGTGCCCGTGGAAGTGATGGGTGAGGTAGATGGTTTCGATCTGGTCGAAAACACGCGACGCCTTGACGTGCAACCAGATCAGCCGGGTCATCGCATCCGCCGACCGGTCGTAGGTGGCAATCTCCGCGTGCTGCTCGAACTCCAGTTCCCTGTAGGCGTGCTCCAGCATCTCCTCGGTGCGGAAGCGCACGAGCTGGAGAAGCCGCACGGCTTCCTGGTCGGCGATGGTGATGTCCTCGCGCTTGACCGTGAGGACGTGTTCGCGCAGCGCCACGCGCGCCTGATCCTCGGGTAGCGACGCATCGATGCCGCCGAGCATCGCGAATTTGTCGACCTGCGCCAGCAGCCGGATGGCGGTGACGGTTGCCGACTCGATCAGGTCGGCGAGATGCTTGCTGTTCTTGTGAGAGTTCTTGGCCACTCGATGCTCCTTGGGATGGTGCTGAGTGGCCTCGCTTGCGTCGGCACCGTCAGCGCGGCGACGTTCACGGGATGATTCCCAACATGATCTTGGTCTTGATGCTGGACAGCCAGTCCTCGCGGTACTGCAGGGCCAAGGCATCCAGATTGACGCGGCCGACGCCTGCCTTGCGGGCGAGGTCTTCCAGCGAGGTCATGTTGTTGAGCCAGCCCAGTCCATTCGATGCCACCAAGGCCGCCTTGTCGGCAGTGGTCACGACGATGACGTTGCTGGGTAGGAGCTTGCTGGCATGGAGCCAGGCGAACAGGTGCTTTTCGCCGTCGTCCAGCGTCATGCAGCCGGGCTGGCTCGTGACCAACGCGGCCAGTTCCTTGCGAGTGACGGGATACCGGGCGGTGAGGCCCGCGTGCAGTTCAGCGGGCGCAACCGCCACATGGCGAGGATCGGTGGGGTCGCCGGTCAGCGTTTCCTCGACGCATTTCTCGACCGTTTCGACGGCGAAGTGCGTGGTGATGGCTGTCCAGCACCGTGAGCGAAATGCTTCGAGGATGACGTTCGTGTCAGCGAATACGCGCACTTGAGGCATACGGTATTCACCTCAAAGCTCGAACGGAGCGGGTAGGTCGTACTGGCCGAACAGTTCGGTCAGTCCGCCAAGGCCAATGCCGATGGCTTTGGCGGCCTTGCGCGCCGAAAGCCGTCCGTTCTCCAGCGCCTCGTGAAGCATCTTCACGAAGGACGCAGAGAACCGCTTGGGTGGCCCGGACACGGAGGGCCGCTGCTTCTCTTGAGAGAGGCTTTGCCGAGTGTCGTCACCGATGAGCTTGAGGTTGAACAGCCGCCACGCCAGCGCCACGGGCGCGACCCGCAGCAAGGCCGCAACCTCGCACAGATGCGCGATGTCGTTGACGCGTTCCTTGTCGATGAGTTTGTCGAGCGAGGCACGCGGCATCAGCAGCGCAGCCGCGAAGCTGTTGGCTAGCTGCTCGACGCGTTTGCCCTTGGTGCGCTCCTCGAAGGAGTTCGACTCCCGATGCTCGGGCTTCATCGCATCCCACGTCAGGGCGTGGAAGAGCTCGTGGGCGAGGTCGAAGAAGCGCCGAGCCTCGCTTTCGTTGCGGTTGATGAGGATGACGCCCATCTCCTCCAGATGGCAGGTCGCACCGGAGATCGACTTGCCGTCTGCAGTCTCGACCGTGTCGACGAACAGCACCGGAATGTCCAGTTCGCGCTCGACCTTGTCGATCAGGGTCTCGGCAGGAATGACGCCCAGGTCGAGCTCTGCTGCCAGGCTTTCCGCGCGCTCCTGCGCATCCTCGTAGGACGACTGGGTGGACAGGCGCAGGGCGCGCTTGAGCACGCTGGCCCGGCTGTCGCGCTGTTCGCGCAGCCAGCGCAGCAGCCCGATCCATTGGCCAGCCTTCAGTTCGAAGCCGTCCAGGCTGTCCTCCGACACGCCGGGATCGGCTCGCCAGTTGAATTGCGCCTCGCCCGCGACGGCGAAGGGGTCGATGAAGAACTCGATGTCCCGATCCAGCAGATCGGTCAGGGCGAGCATCTCCTCCGCCCGCAGCGTGCGCTTTCCGTTTTCGATGTCGGAAACCGACTGGCGGTCGTTCAGGCCGAGGCCTTCGGTGAGCTGATCCTGCGTCCAGCCCTTGGCCTCGCGCGCCGCCTTCACGCGGAAGCCGATCAGCTTGTGCGAGATCTTGTCGAGCATGGGTTGGCACCTCCGAAAACGTCATTCTACTATTGCAAACGTGCTAACGCAAGAAAAACTTGCGAAACGTCGAACGCAACGGCATTACCCTGCGTTGCCATCCGCTTCGGAAGATCAGGCTCACTATCCCTGACGGTTGCTATTCCCCGGAGCCGTCATGAAGAACCTCGAACTTGCATCCCCCTCGGAGATGAGCGCCAGCGCCCG